TTTGTTCTGGAACCATTGCGAGAGCGATCATACCCGCGTCAACAACCGCCTTGCAGCCGTCGAATTTCGCGCACCATCCGCAATAATCGCACAGCCTCGGGTTTGGGTTATCGCGCTGGCGATCTCTGAGAATATCGCGCACCGTCTGCATTGCTCCTTCGATCGTGTATCGGTACTCGCGAATTTCGTGCTTGTCGGCAAAAACAAGGATCGCCGTCCAGTAAGTCGCGCCCGTCTTTTTCATCCACCCGAGCGAATAGGCCGCCATCTGGCTGTAATAGTCGCGGATCTCTCCGGTCTTAAGATCGAACAGAAGATTCTTGTCCGGACAAACCGCGTCACACGTCCCGCCGTCGAGAAGCTGACCATCGATTTCAACATCGATCCTGCAATCCTGTTCCCGGCATAAAACCGTTTCGAGCCCCGAGCGAGCGAGCACATAGTCCGCCGCCCATTTCGCAACCGAATCTTCCTCGGTCTGTTCTCGAATTTCCGGCCTGCCTTGGTATTCAATGAGGCTACGAAACAGGATGTCGATCCGCGTTCCGCGTTCCGCCGCTGGCGACGGCGACGAAGAGCCCTCAAACTGCGGGCACTCCTGAAGTTTCGGAAGAGAGGATGGGCGGATCATTTTCCGTCCTCCTGTTCGAGCGCGGTCACGGCGACGGCGAGTGCTGACCACAAATGCGATTTCATGCCGTACAGCGGCCCCGGATTGTTTTTTGTCCCTACTTGTCCGAGCCTATCAATCAATGCAGCCCGCACGTTTGCATCCTTGGCTCTCGGTGATCCGCAAATCGTTAGTTTAACGTCCTTGCGATAGACAAGCGTCACAATTCCAAGCCTTTCAACGAATCGCCCGATCCAGACGCAAGTCTCGAAAACTTCGCGCCCGACTGCCATTCCGTAACTCGCAATCATTTCGATGGCGTTGTCACAGTGTTTGAAGTCTCCAACTTTGATTCGACGGAGAAGCTCGATGTTTTCGAGGATTCCGGCTTCGTGGATCCGGCTTCCATCCCAAACGATAAACGCGGATTTTTCCGTGCCGGGATCTATTGCGAGAATTTTTTGGCTCATTTCGCATCCCTCCAAGCCCGGAATTTTTCATTGAACCCTTCTCGGTTTGAGCGAATCCGGTTGAGCACCGACGGCGTCGGTTGCCCGCCGTCTCCGGCCCATCCGTTGGCGGCGATGAAGAGAAGCTCTGTGTCCGTGAATTCTACCGGCAAATCCTCGTCTGGAGTGGCCTCCAATGTGGCCAAAACCGCGTTAAATACAGGGTCCAATGCTCGGATGTCGCACGGGATCTCGTCTGGAAGTCCATGCCGGTTTTTCGCGTCCCAAGCCGCCGAATGCGTGGTCTGAATGACGCGCTCTTTTCCTCCAACGCCTTTCTTTTTGCCGTCTACTTCAACGACTTTCGATTTGAAGTTAAGGAACAGAATCGCATCCGCCCATTCCTTGCAAAGCGGAGTCGTCTGTTTGCTCATTTTTAATTCAAATCGGTCATGCTCGCCCGCCAAGTCCGGCGCGGCGAAACGCACAACTTTCGAGTGCGCGAGAAGCACGACGTGCTTGCCTCCGCGCACAACACCATCCAGAGCCGTCAAGAGCCTGCTGAATTCCTCCGCCACCATGACCCAGCCCTTGCCATACCCGAAATCCTCAATGCTCTTTTTAGACCCATTTTGGAGCACCGAGACGACTGCAAGCCGTTCGGCCCAATCGGCCGTATCGAGTACCAATGTGCCAAACTCCGGCATCCGGTGGATTTCGGCTGCCGCTCCCAATAGCGTTGTCCAGTCCCTGACCTCGACGCGTGCCACATCGAGTTGCGCCGTCGATCCCTCGGTGTCGATGAAGACCGGTTTTGGCATTTGGCTCGCAAGCGTCGACTTCCCAACTCCCTCCGGGCCGTAGAGAACCAACTTCTGGGGCCGTGGTTGTGGGCCCCGCTTGATTTCAATTTTCATGCTTCGTGTTTTCCGTGTTTGCTGTTTTTTTGAGCGCCGGGACTCGCTCGGTTCCCCGACTGCGGTTTCGCGTCTCTATGACGCACGCTTCTAGGACCTGCCAGTAATTTGTGGAGCCGTTCCGGCGTCGCCGCTCCTTCTGTCCCACCAGATACATCTGATAGATGATTGAGTTTTTACCGTTGCTGATCCGGTACATCCGCACACCATATCCAAAATCAAGCGGGAAAATTATCCCGTCAGGGGGCGGCTTGTGTGTTACAACCGGCTTTCCCTTTTGTCTGCCTGTGTTCCAAAGTTTTGCGCCACTCCTAAGGCCCGCGTATGTCGGAGTGTAACCAACTTTTACAAGCGCATCCTTCAACTCGTCCGGAGGCACGTCAACGTCATCCCTCCGTTCAAGCCACTTCCTCCACGGATCCGGATCGGCGTCTCCGCCGACACCTTCCGAGAATCGATCCCACCACACTATCCTTCCAGCCCACGGCTGAAGGTGTGGCTGCAGCTTCTCTATTTCCTTGATGACTTTGGCAACCGGAAGACCTCTGAGCTTCCAATGCGTCAGCATTGATTCGGACCTTTTGCGAGGCATTATAGGCCCCTCCTCATCCACCAAATCCCGACTGCCATTCCGATGCCGATCAAGATCCCGGCGAGAGCTAGTCGTTCGTCTCTATTCAAGATCGACCTCCTCGCCGTTTTTGAGCCTCTCCAGCGTCCACTCCGCCTCCGCTCGCGCATCGTCTTCAGTCCGCTCCCAGCCAAAATACAGGCTTCCCTCAAACTCAAACTGCCATTTGTGACAGTAGGATCCTACAGTTTCCACCGTTATCATTCTGCGCCCTCCTCTCCGAAGATCCCGAGCTCCCTCCACCGCTCGATCCGCGCTTCCCGCTCGCGCTGGTCGAGCCATTTGCATGCCTGATAGAGTGCTCCGGCTAGGGCGATGCCGGAGAGTGAGCCCAACAAGAACACCGTGAGCACGTCGGCTCCGCTGAGCATAAGAATGGTGCTCATTGCGCACCTCCCTTGATCAGGCTTTTGCATCCTATCACCCGCCCCTGTGCATCCCGCACCAAATCCCCCGGCGCGAGCAAGTCGCCGCGCCCCACCGAAGCGGCCAAGACCATGCCGCTGACGATATATATTACCCCTGCCCGCTCATCTGGAAGGGTGTGAATTTGCCTCTCATCGAGGCACGGCGTGCCGACCCACATCGGCGGATCGAGCGTAACCCGCTCAGAGATTTCCGAGCGGAAAACAGAGAGCCCATGAATGGACTCTCCGGTGTCGATGTTTTCGACCTGCACCCGGGCGACGTGCCCGCTTTTTGGCACCGTGAGAACCGGCGCCCCGGTTTCGGGTGACCAAAGCACCACGTCGTGCGGCGTGAGGTTCACCAGATCAGGCTGGCACGCCTGAGCAACGTCTTGGGCCGTAATGGCCCGTGCGGGAGTCCAGATCTCCCACTTGGACTCCCACGAGTCCGATATGTGGCCACGGCTATTTGCCGTGGTGCCACCCATCCGATAGGAGAGGGCGACTTGCCCCTTTTGTGGGGCGTTGTAAGAGGTGCGCACGGCACCTCCGACGATGTTTGCCAGTTTGGCCAACTGCTCGGCGGACAGCCCGTCCGCTAATGACAAGGAGGCCAGCAGGGCCTCCTCGGCGGCGGCCTGACGGTCTTGCTCCGCCAGAAATTCCTCTCTGGCGGCCTCAGCCGCCGCCCGTGCGGCGGTTTCCGCCGCCGTTTCATCCCTCTGATGGGCAGCCTCGACCTCCTTACAGAGGTCGCACAAACCGGCGTCCCACGCCGCCGCCAATGCATCGGACGCGGCGTATTCCCGGGTGTGCCCAAGGATTTTGATGTACCGCTGATACCAGCGGTGGAGGCTTTGCGCCTCCGGTGAGGCTTGCGCCTCTATAAATGAGGCAATTGCCTCGTAGTTTGTTTTTGTCATCGTGTTTTTTTGGTTTATGTGGCGAACCGCCACCGTCAACCCCCGGAGGTCCGGGGGCTGAGGGTGGAAGTTAGGCATCCCAGTCTTCGATGCAAATACCGGCTTCTTCGCAGTGCTCGATACGCGCCTCGAAGATTTCGTTCAATTCTTCGAGACCGTCTTCAGTTTGTTTGGAGTCATTATCTTTCATCTTCGTGTTTTTGGAGTCGTCCGACCGACCATCGATCGGACATTTGCGTTTGTATCCCAACTCCCGCAGACCTCCAGCTTTTTTTTCGTTTTTTTTCGGGCTTGCAAACCCGAGCGGGTCGTGACAGCGCGTCAGACCCAAAGATCGCGCCCGGAATCCATCCGGCGCTTGAATTCCGCGAGGATCCTCGGCGACTCCATCCCAACGGCCCAGCTTGGCCGGAGTTGAAAATGGGGTTCATCTTTCCATTTCCAGTCACCTCCCCACTCAAGCCCGAGCCCGCGTCCGATCTTGCCGACCTCTTTATAGAGCGGAGAGTCCTCCAGATAGTCGTCGCCGTGGAAAAGGCCCACGTCGAACGCCATGCCGTAATTGTGCCATGACTGCCCGCCGCGTGCGTTGGTTGCGACTTTTCCGGGCTTCGTGCGCCCGATTGAATAAATCGCCTCCTGCTCTGCGAAGGTGCGGAGTCCGCAGATAATCCGGCAATCGATTCCGGCGCTTGCAGCGGCCTTTACTAGACGCTCGGCAAGAAACCCGATTTGCGGATGAATCGTTGCGATGTTTTTTTGCGAGCGCTTATCGAGGCCGGAATGATTCAGCGGGGTGGGAGCCGCCTTCGGGACGCCGCAGATGCGTTGATGCACGGCCCGCCATGTCACCGGACCAGCGATGCCGTCTGCGTCGAGCCCGAGCGTTTCTTGCACCTCGCGGATGATTTCTGGCAGTGTCATTTTCTATCCCTCTCCAGATCGTTTATCCGGTGCAGGAGTTTGCCCACGAACCGTTTCTGCTGGCCCTGAAAGTTGAGCGTCTTGGCCTCGTCTATCAGCGCCTTGGTTGACGTCGTCGCGCAACCATGCATCGATAGCATCGCGATTATCAGCGTGAGCGTTTTCGCGCTGCGCTTCAACGATTGCATCGATGAGTTCATGGATGAATCCGGCGATTTTGGGAACCGCAGCAATCGCCCGCAGTGCCCAAAGCAGGAGGTTCATTTTTTCGAGTCCGCCGCGACGATCAATCCGACGCCAGCGCTGATTTGGGTGAAGATCGATGCCGCATCTCCGATCGTGCCAGTTTTGAGAAACTGCACGCCCGCGTTAATGACTGCGGAAAGGATGGTGAGGATGCCTAGTGTGGTGGTTTTTGAGTCTTTCATATTCATTTGCTCCTTCGTTCGCCGAACGGACATTGCGACTGAGGGCACGCGTGAAACATTTCCAAGCGCCCCTCCGCGTGTCCGTGTTCTGATTTCAGTTTCTCTATTTCAACCCGCAATCCGCGCCTGTCGGCCTCGCATTCCTCCGACCGAGCCCAGAGTTTAGTAACTGCCCAAACCAGCGCCGTAGTGGTTCCGGAAAGGCCTGCCAAAAGTGCCTGCTCGATGCTCATTTTAGGACATTGCGTTAATGAAGAGGACGTTGCTTGTGAATGCGCCTGTGGTGGCCGTGCCTGCGGTCGAGACTTTTAAGCGAGCGTATCTGAAACCGTTATTGTCCGCAGAGCAAGAAAACGCCCCGACTCCGGTGATTGTCATTGATTGCCCGGAAGAAAACCAATGCGAATTGTTTGTGGAAAGCTCCAGCGTCAAAACCGGGGAAGTTGCAAATCCGCCAGCGAAATTGTAAAGCGATACTGCAACCTTTTTGCATCCCTCTATTACTACAGGAGGAGTTGATTTTAGTGTTGACGCAAAATCACCAAGTGTTGTCGCGTTGAACACGTTATTGATCATGATGCCGTGATTGGTTGGGTCGGCAAAATCACGGTACTGCCGAAGGATCGGATAGGATCCCGGAGGAAGCTCAAGTGATGTAATTGTTGCCGTGATGGTCGTGCTGGCGCCTCCGCCTCCGCTGAAGCACACCCATCTCCGCCGCCCTCCGACAACGATCGGAGGAACGCGGATAATCCCTGTGGCAGAGACGTTTTCAGACATCCAGATGTCTGTGAAATTCGTTCCGCCAGAAGACTCTTGCAGTTTGAAGTAAACGTAGCTAGCCGCGCCAATCGTAAAGGCGGTTACGTTTATTTCAGCGGAAATAACGGATGCCCCGCCCCTCGCCGATGCGACCAACGTTCCGTTAACGGCGCCGGTCCCCGCGAATGCCGTCGCGTTTTGGTCGACCTGTGAAACGCCGGATCCGATCGAGACTGCCAGAGTGCTGTTTGTGCTCCCACTGGAAACGCCTAGGGATGGAACTGCTGAAGCAATCGTGGATGCGTTTATTGACCCGCCAGCAACGTTCGCTTGAATCGCTGCAACCGCATCGGTGGAAGGGCGCGGCGCGAATTCAACTCGCTCGCGGATGTACTCAAAAATACGGATCGCTGAGATACGGAAATCGGAGCGCTTGATAACGCCTCCACCGCAGTTTGTCGAAACGAGATTGGCTGGAGAAGGCCCACCAGTCACGGTTTCCAGCGTGAGGGTTGATGTGGCAAGATTGCGGACCTTGTAGACGCCATCGATACCAAGGTCGGATCCGTCCACCGAACTGCGTACACCGTAGATGTCGACTAAGTCTCCGATGACCAAGCCTGCCCAAGTGGTGCTTCCGGTCACGGTCAAAATCCCGCTCGAAATTGAAACGCTTTGGAACACCTGCGCAATTGCTCCGTTTTGCACAGCGCCGCCGTTTACACGGCTCATATAGCCGCCGTACGAGGTAGCAGTTCCGCTAGATCCCCAAACGATCGTGATTGCCGTTGGTGAAACGATTGATGCGACTTTGGCTGCAGTCGTTAGGTTTGCAAAAGACGTCGCGGCTTGATCGCGCACTCCATACCCCACCAGATAATCGTCAACCGTCAATCCGTGCGGATCGGCGAACGTAACGGTTGCGGATGTAGATGCCGTTTTGACCGCCGAAACGATTTTTCCAACCGGTGCGGTCAGGCCCTTGTTGTTTGTTGCAACGATGCGCGCTTTGTACAGCTTGTCAGGATCCGGACAGATCGAGTCACGGATCACGCGTGACGTTGTCGCAGCAATCGAATCAATCGCTCCGTCGTGCCACTGCACACGGTCGGCCTGCAGGTTTAGATTGTATTTTGACGACGGGAAAAACGAGTAAGCGCCGATCGCGTTGATTGACTGCACGGATGCCGTGGTGGAAACCGTCGTGCTCTGGTTTCCAACCGCAGTCCCGGATGCAACCGCATCTCCGCTTGCTGCGCGGACGTAAAACGATGCGTTGGTGACCGTTGCATTCTCGAAAATCATCGACGTTCCATCGGAGCTGCCCGAAAGCCTGCGCCGAACGTACAGCATCGGAGATCCAAGCGCCGCCGGAGATGCGGTCAGGGAAGGGATGGTTCCGCCGGGGCCTGCAGTAGCAGTAAATTGCGTGGCGCTCAACACGCTGGCGACAACCAACGCGCCGTAATTAAACCGCGAATCTGTGCATCCGTAGATCCCAACGCTCTGCCCTGCTGACAGATTGTGAGACGCGGACGTCGTGACTGTGAGCGTGGTGGTGGTCTGGGAGAGAGCGGATATTGCAACCTCAGCAGGCGCGGAGGACGGCGCGGCTGAATCCACAATCTGCATCGCAAATTCCTGGTTGAGAACCGCCTGAGAACGATGAAGCGCGAAAGACGCCTCGAGCGGCATCTTGAATGTTTCGAGTCCGTCAATGATTGACTCGGTTCCAACGTTGAATGGCGACTTTGAAAGAACCCAGTAAGAAGCGCCTTGGCAGTTGCCATCTAGTAAAAGCAAGTCTCCGTTTCCCAGCGTCGTAGTCCAATCCTGCGCTGGCGGAAGCGTATCGCAGTTCGTCCGGTATTTTTTCGTTACGTTGCCGGTTGGGAACTGCGGAGAATCACTGGCAGGGACAATGCTTTGGGAGCGGTCGGACGTGGTTTGTCCTTGGTTCGGGAAATAGCTCATAGAACGAAATAGGCGCTGCCGTTAGATGCGAGTGTCAACGATGTGTACTGAATTTGAAGGTATGCAGCCGACTCCCCATCGATGCTGGAAGTGGGATCGGACACGACAACGGAATTGACCGAGCCGTCAGTGCGTTTGATTTCAAAGACCTGTCCGGCAACTGTAGCCGCCGGGGGAAGTGTCAGCGCAACACCGCCGCCTGCTGCGCTCGCGAGGATGATCGAGTCGGACGCTAGGATGGAGCCGGAGGCGGACACTGAGCGAGCCGCAAGCCTGTAGCCGTTGAGCGTTGGCGTTGCGATCGTCGGAGATCCCGCACGCACGATTCCATCCGTCCCGGTGCTGGTCGACGAAACAAACGCCTGCACATCCGTCCCGATAACAAGCCCGAGGTTCGCTCGGGCACCTGCAGCGTCCACTGCTCCGGTTCCGCCGTGCGCGATTGCAATCGTGGTTCCATTCCAAGTCCCGGACGAAATCGTTCCGAGCGTCGTAATGTTGATGGACCCCGGCCACGTTGAGAGCGCCGTGTTTTCGACGTTGCTCAAACCGAGATTATTTCTCGCACCGGTGGCATCGTTCGCGCCGGTCCCGCCGTATGCAAGGCCGATGGTTGTCGCTGCCCAAATACCGTTTGCAATCGTCCCGAGCGTGACGATGTTCGTGGATCCCGCCCACGTTGAGAGCGCCGTGTCCTCAACGTTTCCAAGACCAAGCGCGGACCTTGCAAGTGGTGCAGTCGTCGCTCCGGTGCCGCCCTTCGCGAGAGAGATTGGCGTTGCGTTCCAAGTTCCCGTTGCAACGGTTCCGAGTGTGGTAATGTTCGCCGATCCGGCCCATGTCGAGAGCGCGGTGTTTTCGACGTTCCCAAGGCCCAGATTCGTTCTGGCGCCTGCCGCCGTTGTCGATCCCGTCCCGCCGCGTGCAAGCGCGATTGTGGTTCCATTCCACGTCCCTGCGGTGATCGTACCTAGCGTTGTGATCGCTGTTGATCCTGCCCACGTTGAGAGATTGCCCAGTTTGGTGACATTTGCCGAAAGCCGCGCATCGTCAAGAGTGCCGGTCGTGATCGTGGATGCGTCTCCGACAAATGATCCAGTATCGCCGCGAGGAATCGTGAAATTGAAAACCGCAGCGCTAGATGTCCCCGAGTTTGTAATGACAACCGAGGTTCCAGCCGCGCCAGTGGTGACCGTCCCGACCGCGATCGTTGCCGCAGTCCCCGCAGGGCCTTGCGCGCCGACAGCGCCGGATAGCGAGACCGCCCAAGCCGAATAGGTGCCCGATCCGGTGTGATGAGCCACATCAGCCACCAACGCCCCCGTCAGCGCATTGTAACTAACAACCGTACCGTGCATGTGCGTGTCCGGAACGGTTGTCGAAGAAATGATGATTGACTGTTCGGTGATATAGGCGAGGCCGGTCCCGACGGTCAGGTTTTTGGTCCCGTTGCTAACGGTTAAACTGCTGGAGCTTGTGGTTGTGTACCTGTCGCCGTCCAGCCCCGCTGCTCCGGTGTCGCCTTTGGAAGCAACCAGATTCCACGCCGAAGTTTGAGTTGGATTCGGGTTCCCCGGCCCCGCAGGGATTGCGACGGCTGCGACGTACGAAGATCCGAGATATGCGACGACGTCGCGAATATTGAAAGCGCTCGTGTCGTTCCACGTCCCCTTCCAAGCGAACGAATCTCCCTGCGCACCGGTGGCTCCTACATCTCCGCGCGGAATGGTGAAATTGAATGTTGCGGCACTTGATGTGCCAGAGTTGGTGACGATCGCAGAGGTCCCCGGTGCTCCTGTTGTCGTGGATCCAACCGCCACCGTTGCAGCCGCCCCCGTCGCACCGGTTGCGCCCGTTGCGCCCGTTGCGCCAGTCGCTCCTCGCGGGATTTGAAACTCTAAAACCGCTGCACTCGATGTTCCGGAATTTGCAACGATTGCGTTGGTGCCGGGGTCGCCCGTTGTGGTCGATCCAACCGAGATCGTTGCAGCTGCCCCGGTCGCGCCAGTTGGCCCAGTCGGACCAGTTGCGCCAGTCGCACCCGTCGCGCCCGTCGCGCCTCGCGGGATTGTGAAATTCAGAACCGCCGCTGTAGGCACGCCGACATTGACGACTTCCGCGTTCGTCCCGGGCTCTCCGGTAATCGTTGAGCCAACCGCAAAGGTCGCATCGGATCCGTCCTCGCCTTTCGGCCCGACTAATCCGCGAGCGAGTGACAAATTGATTTCGACCTTTTGAGTGTCAATCGTGACGTCAACTGGGACGGAAAGATTCGGTTGTGTGCTCATCGTGAGACGTCCTGCAAAATTTGCCAAGTTCCGGTTAGATAAGTTTCTCGAAACCCTCCTGCCAGAGTCACCTGCAGATCGTAGTAATAAAGCCCGCTGGCGAGCGTTACGGCCTGCTCGTTAATCCTCATGATGCCATTCACCGCGTCCGGAAATGACGTTGCAAGCACCATCGAAACCGTTGCCGAAGTCGGCTCAGGACGCACCTGCAAAAGCACAGTCGCGCCCGTTAGGTCGACTGGCTCGTTGGCGATTTTGAGCGTAATATCAATCGCTCGGAACGTGTCGCCCGTCCGGTGATCCGGCAAATTAAAATTCGGCTTTAGACGGGTTGCCATGGTCAAAGTTTCGTGCCTGTCAACTCTGCTGAGAATACAGTTTCAGCGCCTCTTCGAGCGGCATTTCCGGTTTTCCGATGCGTGCATTGACCTCGTTGTGCCACTCGACGCTGAGAGCGAAAAGCGCCTCCGCAGTTTCGACGATTGGAGGCTTGCGGGTAATCATTTCAACCCAGTGAGCCTTGCACGATCCGCATGGGATCGAGTTCGTGATTCGTATGATGATTTGCCGAAGATCCTCTTTGTCTCCGGACCATTGCAAAGCAAGTGTGTGGAGCTCTCGCCAAATGTGCGGACCTTTTGCCTCCATTTCGCCCTTCTGCTGCGCACTTTGTGGTTTTGGCGGAACAGTCGCCGCTGTGCCTTTTCGAGAGTCCGCATGAAATGCAATAGAGGCGTCGAAATGGCGAACGATCGCCGCGTGTTGCTCCAACTCGAAATACGTCGTTTCAAGCCACGGGAGCCATTCTTCCAAAACAGGCTTCAGCGCAAAAAACGCCGCCTTTCTGTCTGTCATCGATCCGCCTTCGTCGAGATGCGGAATAACCTGCGGAAACCTCTGAGTGAATTCGTCTCGAAACCTTTTCAGCTTCAGAATCCGCTCCAGCGCTGGAAATGCGAACGGTGTAATTTTTGTCATGCGGTGTTTTTCGGGGAATTAAATCGGGACACATTCGCCGCCCACGCACTCGAAGCCGGGATCGCAAATGATTCCAAAGCACGGGTCCAAATCGCATTGAAAAGTGCAGTAACCAATTTGCGAAAGCCCGGGGCAGAAATAGACGTTGTAGATGTAGGCGGGTGTCGACCCGGGAGGGCATTGGCAGGATGGATCGGTGCTGCCTGTTGGTATGCAGACAGGTGCGCCTCCGGGGTCCGGCTCAGCGCATTGATCCTCTGGAGGGTCCGGCTCATAGCAATAGGTGCCAAGAGGAGCCGCCATGCAATCGTCAATGAATGTTGCTGGATCCGTGTTGCACACGGAATAAACGTAGCAAGAGTCCGTGCATTTGCCTCCGCAAAGCGAATTGTTGAAATAAACGGGATGAGGAACGCCGGTTGAAAGTTTAACGGTCCCATCTGGATCAAGCTCTGTATAACACCCGTAAAATCCAAGTTTTGGAAGGCGATTGCACTCCAAACATGTTGCACATGTGCGATGACATTCTTTAGTGATCACCGATCCGTCTGGAGGATCCGTCAACGGATTGCACTCGTAAACGTGTTTTGTAAATGTGTCGTCGTTTCCTTCGCACGCGTATCGAGCCGGTCCGCATGGGTCAAAAGGGTTGTAGTCGCCGGGGTCTAGCCTTTGCAAAATATACTGTTTGCACGGATCCACGTTTGGATCTTTCAGACATTGGCAGCAGCAATCCGGGCATTCCTCCAAGCAATCGCAAGGCAGCGTTGCGTTGCCGCTTGCCGGTGCCCACTCGCAAATGCCATCCCAGTATCCGGGCTGGATCTGAGCGCATTGCTGGCCGGGAGGGCATCCAGCGCACGTCAGCGGATTGTAGATGTTTTCGCAATTACATCGGCCCGCGTTGCACGGGTCCTCGGGAGGGCATGGAGTCATTTCCTAAACTGGTGCGGGAGGAATTGTAAAATTGATGTCCATAACGCCGGGATCCGTGCAGGTGATCGTGACGGTTGCGCTCGCGATAACCTCGCGCACGATTGCGTAAATGTCGGCGGTATTTCCGCCGCCCCCGAGCACGTCGAGGTTGAAAGTCAGGACAGCGCCGCCCTCAGGGCCGACCTCTAGCTTGGCAGCGTTGGTCGGAATGAAGGTCATGTTCGCGAGCGAATTGACGGTCCCAATTAATTCGTTTGCACGCTCCGCATTCAAGAGCGTGTCCTCAGACCCTTTAACGACTGGAGCGATGCGTTTTGCCATTAGACCAGCACCTCCACATTTACATCAGGGTATGGGACGTAACGTTCTTTCCGCACCCAAATATTCCCTTTCCAGCGCGTGACCTCCGAGTCGTCTCCTAGATACGGACTCGTGATTGTCAGGGATGGTGGAGTGCCCGAAACAGGGTTTGTTCCCTGTGTGCAAATTGCGTTTTCGATTTTGAAAATCTTCCAGCCCTTATTGATCGGAATGTCGACTGCCGGATTGTCTGTTGTGTAATACTTGTAATCAACCCGCGTCGATGCCTGCAACGGGAAAGATGCGCCCTGCGGAAAGCCGATCCAGAGGCCCGTGTCAACGTCGCGCACATAGACGACGGTGTAATTGTAAACGATGCTCTCAAATTCGCTCCTGTCGGGCGGCTTTTGGTAATAGGTCCGCGTCCACTGCAGCATGCCCGCCCCGGCATCCGTTGGCGTCGACTCCTCAACCAGATAGTAAAGCGTGCCGCTGATGTTGATCGTGCTATTCCACGCGAGCGGGGAGAAGTTCGCGGCGTTCACCTGAAATTCTTGCGTAAAGAATTTCGCCTGAACGTCAGAGTCGTAACCGAACACTCTGGGCCCGGATGCTTGAGCCGTTGTCGCTGCCGCTGGTAGATCGTAGTAAACTCCGGTTGGCATAGCGTGTTATTGGTTCGTGATTGCGACGATTTTAAGGCCTTTAAGAGCGTGAGCCGCAGAGCTTAGATCCCTTGATGAATTCATCAGCGCTGTTTCTGGCCCGATAGGCTGCATGGCTTTTTCAACATCCACGGCCTTCCCTTCTCTGATTTTTCGCTCAACGATCCTCTGCGCTTTTTGCTGCGCGTGTCGCAATCGAAGCGCTTCTCTATCTGCTGCAACTCGCTCTGCTGGCGACATTAGGAGCCGCTGCGTCTGCGCCTCTACAAGATCCATTTTAGCTTGTCCTGCTTTGGCTGCAAATTCCCCGCCGATGTCTCCACCGATAGCCTTCGCCTGATCCAAAAAGTGAACAATATTTTTGACTTCAATAGACTGCAGTTTTCGGAAATTCATTGCCTTCCGTTCTGCGTCTTCTTGTTTTTTTGCGAGCTCATCCTCTGCATCCATGCGCCTTGCATGGTGTTCGAGCATGGTTTGCTCTGCTTGCTTCTCTCGATCCTTCTGAAATTTTGCGATTTCCTGCTGGAAAAGCCTTTCTTGCTCTGCTTTGGCTTTTGAAGCTTTTTCTGCCTCAGTTTCTGCAGGCTTAGGCTGTAGCTTAGTTGCAAAAGGAGTCTCTGCTTCCTTGCCTAGTCCGACCTCTCCCATTGTGTGCTTCCAAGATCTTGAAAACACTCCGAGAGCATTCCCAGACATCGCCTTGAACCCATTCCAAAAGCGCGCCGTATCATCGCCAAGCTGATCGAGTGCTTTTGCGTTGTCTTCGCTCATTACAGTCATGGCGCTTCCTGCCTCCTTTATTGCGTCACTTCCTTGCGACATCGCTCCAACCATGCTTTTCCCGACCTTGCCAAAAATAGCTTCGAGTTTAACCGTTTTTTCTCCAGAAGATCCCATCTTATTTACTGCGTCCGAAATCTTCAAAAGCACCTCGTCAGGCGACATGTTGCGAAGATCTTCTAGCGTAACCCCAAGCGCCTCGAAGTCGGCAATAGCATCCTCGTTTCCCCCCTTGGCTTGCTCTATGTTTGACGCCAGTGCGGACATCGCCTTCCCGAATTTTTCTGAGCCAATTCCGGATTCTCCGAACACACCTTGCATCTTCTGCAGTCGCTCAATGGAAACGCCCAAGTTCTCACTCATGTCGTTGAGCGCCCCAGCCATGTCTACAACGCCAATAATGAAATCCTTGATCTTATCGAATGCTAAAATCCCAGCAGTGAATCCCGCCAATTTCCCAATCGCTCCGCCAAAAATTCCTCCACCCGCTCCTCCTCCTGCCTTTGCTGCCTTAGCCGCTGTCTGCGACATATCCTTTGCGGCATTCTCAACTTTCTTTTTGCCTTTTGATAACCCCTCGTCCATGCCGGACGCGTCCACGCCCAGTTTTGCCATTAAAACCGAGCTCATTGAGCGACCCCCATTCTAGCGTTGAGATCCCGCAGGTATTCGCCAACAACCCGGCTTGATTTGCGGTTGATTAAAGCGGCCCGATTCCCTCCGCGTGCAACATGCCGAAGTCGGAAGAGTTGAAAAACGAAGGCGATTTCAAGGTTGAGGATTTCCGAAATGGGCCAGCTATATTCGGACGCGATTGCGTCGACCATTACCGCCGCGCTCGATGCGATTGGAGAGCCTGATTCGCCGGATCCACTCGATGCCGGCGCATCCATGAACGCATCGTCGAGAAAGCCGTTTATCGCGCTGATGATGTCCTCGGTCATGGTATGTCTTACCCTACGCATTACAGCACCGTTACGGCGCTTTAAGAGCCATCTCTCAATCCATCCGCTTCCGGGCTGCCTGTATGATTCAGCCTGCAAAACAAGGAATCGCATGCAATCCATTCGCGAGATAAAACCGCCCGAGACAAACGGCGACTTGATAGCCTGCAGGTTGATTAAGTCGCGCACAGTAAACGGCCTGCACTCAATCCCGCAAACCTCCCGCCCAATGCCCAAAAGGACGGAAGACCTGACGGCCTGCTCTGCTTCAACCGCTTCCTTAAAACCGGGGATGTCTCGGAGGTTCATTTGAATCCTCCGGCCCGATTAAGGTGCCGGTGTGTTGATGCGTTTCCGGAAGGAGACGTTGACCTTCGTTTCAGCGTCTTGCGAGAAGCTCTGTCCGACCTGAGAGATCAGGAAATAGACCGCCGCACCGCCGACAGTCGTGATCTGGAATGCGTCTCCAATTGCAGGCAACGCCGTTGCGCTGCTGGCAAGCTGGAGAGTTGCGGTGCCGGTCACGAATCCCTCGACGATCACCTGACCGCTGGGGACGCCGTATTCGTCCTTCTGTTCGATAATCGTGGATGGAGCATCGATGGAAATGTTCTCGGCAACGTAGGCCACGGAGTCGATTGTGACGACTTGTGAACCAAAAACGAGACCGCCGTCATTCTTTGTACCTGCTGGATCGGGCATAAATCTTCAGTCGTGTCAACTCGGCCAAGCATCCGTGCGGATTGAAACGATTGCGTCCCATTGCACGGTTGAAAAATCGGTGTCGTCAGCATCGTCAACGCCGCGCTCCGTGCCGCTCTCTTGGATCATCGAGAGGGCGTGATATGGGAGTACAGCGGATCCGAAACGGTCCTCGAAATACTGGCCTGCCAATCGAACCGCCGCGAGCCAGTCTTGGTGAAGCTCAGGCTGAGACTCGAACCGCTTCGTCTTGATATTGCATCGAATCGTTGCTGTCCATGCGTCGAGAGTGAAATTTCCCGGTGTGACCTGCCCCCGGTGTCCGGTTGGAGCTCCGAGTGTGCACTCGACGTCAACGCGTGGGAGCGTCAGCACATCGTCGGAAATGCTCTTGAATACCGTCAGCCCATCGGCCTCCAGAACGGTTTTCCACGCCGTTTCTACGGCATCCTCGACGCGGTAAAGGGTAGCTAAGTCTGGTGCTGCGCTCATGATTCTTCAGGAGGGTCTGGTATTTTGCGTTTCTTCTGTTTCGGGGGGATAACGAAAAGGCCCGGATACCGCTTCGCCCGTTGCGTCATGTCCTCGAAAAGACCGTGCGCCATTTCGATTTCAAACGCGGTCTTCCGATCGTCGAGAACGCGCTGGAATTTCCGCTTGAATTTGATCATGCCGAACCAGCGGTATTTGTTGACGAGAAGTGTGAAAAAAGTATCTCCGGCATCCTTCTGCATTCCGGATCCGTTGTCGTATTTTCTACGCGTGCGTGCGCTTGCTTTTTTAACGTACCCCGGAGCTTTGACTGTGGCGGCCAAATTGAGATCCTCAGAGATTTTAAGCCACGTCTTTTTTGCAAATCCGCGAGCGCTCAAAAGTTGCTTCTCGAAATTTGAAAGTTTGGCAGTCCATCGCGCCTTGGATTCTTCGTATTGGTTCCATGTCTTATTGCTCCACCGCCGCGTTGGATCGTCAATGTAGGCCGTCATTTTTCCGGTTTTCTCGGAAGGCTTCCGGAGCCATTTCCGGCCCGGAAATTTCTTCTCCGAGTTCACCAAAAAAGATCCGTCGCCGTTTTTCAGATACCCGCGTTCAAGACTCGAAACCTTCTGCGCCCGAGCGGAGATTTTCTTTTTGCTCGCGGGCGGCGTCTTCTTGATCAAGGCCCGCAGCACCGCGCCAGTCTGAGCGCGGACGGCTTCCTTAAACGATTTGCCGCTGATCCTCGCGAGATCGTCGCACGCCTTCGCAAAGCCGGTTGTGTCGAGACGAACGAAGATGTTTGCCATATCAGCGCGGAACCGCAGTCGGCTGCTCCTCTTTGAGCATGAGCCGGACACACGGATCGTCTGGATCGTCGTCTATCTGAACAACGCGCACCCATTTTCCGTCGAGCTGCGCAGCGCTGCGGACGACGATTCCGAGCCGCGCCTGTTCGGTCCGCAGCATTTCGATGGTAAGACTGAAGTCTCCGAATAGGCCCGTACTCTGCAGCGCGAGTGTTTCTGTGAACGGCGTGACAACGCATTTTGCAGACAGTCCCGATCGCGTTACGGTGTTGCCGCATTCGTTCGCAACCTCGGAAAAGCCCGACTTCATCAGGTCAAAAAATTCGCTCATGCGTTAGTGTGGTTTTGAAAAAAGGGGAGCACCAGTTTCCCGATGCTCCCCTTGCTATGCCTTACAATTTTGCCTTTAAGCCTTGGCCTTTTTCGCTGGCGCTGCCGGTTCGGGAGCCTGCGCTGGAGTGTGGCAAAATGCCTTTCGGCGTAACCGCCCCTGCACAGTGTCGACGAGCCACACTTCGTCGTACGGAATGCCTTCTGAGACGCCTCCGTCCATGACGATAGATGTAAAACGCTTTTTGACAGAGGAAAGATCGCTCGGAGCACCGAGCACCTTCGCCTCGCCATTCTCCACGCCAAGAAGCATCGCGAAATTGGCCATGAGACTTAAGCGGAGACGATGCGCTTGATGCCTGCGCCGATCCCGACAACGGAACCGTAAACGCACTCCCACACCTTTTTCTTCTGGCCGCTGTCCTCGTCGTACCACTCGCGCACGCCGATCGTGATGCCGGTGGCAGGATCGGTGAGGGCTTCTGCACGGGTATATCCGTGACCTTCCTGCGGTGCGAGGTAGCGGATAGCAACCGCGAGCGCGGAAGGATGCACGGCGAACCCGACAAGGTTCTGGCCGTTGGCTGGAATGATCGTCGACTTGTAGACGTCGAACCCTGCCAAGCGTGGGAGCTTGTTGTTGTGCAGCGGATCGTTGGTGCCGTAGGCCTGAAGAACGGTCACGGTCTGATCCTTCAGGAGGTTCGCGTAGTAGGTTTCCTTCAGGACCAGCGAACGCATTTCCTCGGGCATGTCTGCGGTATCGCACACCTGCGCCAGAGTGATGACGCTGTCGACGTCGAAAGCGGTTGCAGCGCCGGTGAATGATGCCGCGCCGAAGTTGGCTAGAGTCACATTCGCGAGGATGTCCTGCACGACTTTCTTCCCGAGCTGGAAGCCCTTCTGCTTGCCGTACATTTCGAGATTCAGAACGCTCGAAGATGCAACTTCGACGTCGTCCAAAGCCCCGGAAACGTACACGGGCTGCCCAAGGCTAATTTCGACTGCGTCGGACGTGTTGTCCTGAATGACGTAGTCCGCGCCTGTGACTTTTGCGACAGCTACCGACTGAGCGCCGATCCGAGGGATCGACACTTTGTCGCCTTTTTTTACAGCATCAGCGTTGAAGCTGGTACTGAACGCCTGCAGAGGTAGGAGGGCTGCGACGAAACCGTCGAGCACCCCCTGTGAAATGACATCGTCGTTGATGCCGGTAATGGTATTGGCCATGTTGGGTGGATTGGGTTACTTGGTGGTTTTCGCCGCCTCGATCAGCTCGCTGCGGTTTTGTTTAAGGAATGCCAACCATTCGGTCGACTTTCCGCTCTGTCTCAGTTGGTTAAACTGATCGAGAATGTTCACTCCTTTGTTTGGAGAAATTTTGTCGTCGGCCTGAGCCGAAATCGAAACCGGAGCGTGCCCAGTTTGAGCCACAAGCGCAGCCGCCTTCGCGTTCACCTGTTCGAGCACCGATGCGGATTTTGCGCGTTCCGCTTCGAGCTCATTCTTGAGCGATTCGCATTCGGCCTTTGATGTCGCGAGATTGGCTTGTGCGGCGTTCAATTCTTCTGAGATCCCATAGATACGTGCCTCTGCGTTCAAAAGATCCTGCGCCGTTTTTGCGAGCATCGCTTGGAAGTCCGGAAGCACCGGTGGTTGCTCGATTGCGTTCTGAGGTTCTGGGTTTTCCATTGTGCTTCCTTCCTGTTCGATCTGTTCTTCCTGCTCCTTCTCGTGCTCCGCGTATTTTGCTTCGGCCCACGCCATCGCACGCTCCGAGTCCACCTTCGGCCACCCACCCCAAAGCGCATGTGCAACCATGCCGGGGGTCGGATTGGATTCGTCGCCCTCGACTCCGTCCAAGTCTCCCATGTGCCGTGCGAACCATGCTGCCATCCTCTGCGCCTTGTCAGGCGAAACGAGATTGCCGCCAGCGATTGCACGCGCTTCCTCAATCGTCGAGTCTGCGAGCCCGTCGCCGCCGAAGCCTTTTTCAAACCAGTCTAGGCCTTTGCGGAAATTGTCGCGCATCCACTGCGGCGCTGGCCACGGATTGGCGAAGTGAAACACGCCGGAAGGCGCTTTTGCGGAGATGGCTGAAAGATCGATCTTAGCGGCGGCTTGCATGCCTTCAAAAACTTCGTCGGCGAGTCCGAAGGCCACGGCCTCCTCTGCGGAAAACCATGTCTCCGCGTCCATCGCTGCAGCGATGTCTTCCTCTGGCATCCCGCTTTTGTCTGCGTAGATTTTGACCAGAGAATCTTTGAGCTTGTCGAGAACGTCAGCCTGTTTCCGCATCTCCTCGGATCCGCCTGCGGCTTGGCTCCAAGGGTTATGAATCATCAGGAAGCCGTTGGAAGCGATCTTAACTGGCTTGCCCGCCATCGCGATAACGGACGCCATGCTGGCGGCGATTCCGTCAACCATCGTCGTGACGCCTGCCGGATGGATCCGAAGCGCGTTGAAAATGGCGTGACCTTCAAACACTGATCCTCCGGGGGAATGAATGTGAAGGTTGATGTGCTGGCCCTTCCGGCTTGCGAGTTCGGCGATAAATTCGGATGCCGATGCGCCCCAGCCGCCGACCTCGCCGTATAGATACAAGTCGCCTTCTGGTGTGTCGGCGGATGCTTTGAAGTCGTACCAGTTGGAAGCCATTGGATTTTTCACGGTGTCAACTCGTCATTAAATTTCAACCGGAGTGCCAGAAAGCCCGCCTCCGATTTGTCCGCTTGCGGTGCGTTGCTGAAGCATCGAAAGCGCGGTTCCGAAATCGATGCCGGTTTGATCCGAGATGCGCTTCGCACGATTGATAACGTCGACCGTTTCGCGCTCGCGTGCGTCCATGTGCTGATCCAGCACCTGCCCTTGTTCCGCGATCACCTCGGACAGATTTTTGAACCCGAGTTTGTAGTCCTCGCGGCGCGCTGCGGAATCCCGCCCAAGATCGATTGAGAATTTCGGTGGAAGTGTGAAATCCCATTTCAAGAATCCGCCCAAGTCGCTGCCTTTGTACTCTGGCAGGATGCCCGACTTGATCGCTTTGGAAATCGCATAGCCTATTATCCTCTGAGCGACTGGCTTCAAAAGCTCCTGCCGGTCCAAGATCGTCGTCCGAGCCTTCTCAATCTCGGCCCGTTCCTGCGTCCCGTTCTGTCCGTCCGGTTTCCAGCACAGCGAATACGGCCATCCGACTCCGAGAAGCGCTTTGCGTGCAAGCCGGTCTTGGAATTGATCCCAGTCAGCGCCGGGGCGCATGTTAACGAACTGCTCCAACTTGGATCCGGTCCCGGCCTTGAAATATGTAATCGTTCCGCCTTCCAAACGTTCGATGCTGGTATCCACCGAATTCTCTCCGCGATTCAGAATAACCGCCGGATCGTTCACATCGGCCTGCCCGCTTTCGTTCGTCTCGATCAGCGTCCGCGAACTGCTCGCCATCTGGTTGAGTTGCTCCCAGTACTGGCTCTGGTCCGCGTCCCTCAGATCGTTCAGCGCGTGCGAGAAAAGCGGTAGCCCCCGGAGTTGATCCGCCCATTCGGGATCGAAGGCTAGGATCAGATCCCTTGCAGAAACGTCTTTGTCGTCGCCTTCTTCGTCCGCAAGAACCCGATAGGCAACGGCGCGGCCCACTCGGTTTGTAATGACTCCATGCGAAATCTTCAGCCCCTTGTACGGGCCGTTTTCAACCGTGGTTTCGGTAGAACTGCGCTGCCCGATCCGGTGCGCCGGAATGGTTTGCAACATCGGCCACATCCCATCCTCTGAGGCCGTCAGTAAAACGCCTTGGTCTCCGTCCCGGTCAATCGCGATGCTCTGGAGATAGAGGGACGTTTTGAAATCGAACACATCCCCTCGGACATTCGATGTCCCATACCAAAGCAAAAGCCACTCGGAAGCAACCTTCCCCCACTCTTGATCGGCCCCTCGGAAGACAGGATTCCACGCCCGCCCCACTGAGTGCATCGCCTTCTGGGCCGTCGCGCCTTTGACGATCCCATTGTTTGCCCAGAGTCGACGCGATAAAGAAAGAAGCGTGCGCCAGTCCTGAAGATTGACGGACCGGTTTATGCTCTCGGTGCGCGTCGGAAGATACGGGCGGCCTGTCGTCTGCGAGGTCGCATTGATCAGCCTTGAATCGATTGGGTATCCCCACTGGTCCACGAGTGCCATGCGTCAGAACCTCGCTTTGATTTTGGTTATTGGACGCATGGAGAGATAGCGCTGGACCTGTTCCAACGTCATGCCGTCAAAAAACTCCAAGGCCTCCTCAACACGCGCCAGAAGCTCGGAGGTCGACAGTTTCGGATCCACCTGAAACGAGAACGATTTCCCATTGGCGGAGAGGGATGTCATTTGCCGCCCGCCCTTCTCGGAAATCAGTGTGAACTGTCCGGTGACGATGTTCTCCAAGACCTCGCGGCCCTGCGCCATCGCAATTCGCAAAAGCGATTTTGTGAAAAAGTCGGGCCCGGCCATTGAATCCAAAACCGTGTCAACTCGGCGAACCTAGGAACCCGTTGAATATCGCGAAAACAGTCTGCATCGCTTCGCAATCCCACAAGTGATTGTCCTTCCGGACTCGCACCCATCGCGACGAAATCGCCTTCGTGGTTTTTGAGACGACGTCACGCTTAACCTCGGAAGCGATTTGGTGGATGTAATCGCCCGAAGCATCGTCCGGCGTCTCCCATCTCGCGCCCTTCCCGGCCCGCAGATTTGCGAGCACGTCTTTGACCTTCTCGTTGCTCCAAAACAGATAGTACGCCGTCCCTCCGGATGGTGCGGACGCTCGTTTGAGTTCGGAGTAAAACCGTTTCGTCGCCGGTTTGTTTTTCGGGAAATGCATAAACCCGTCGTCTTTGGATCCGTGCAAGGCAACCCATCCGAACCGCACGCACTCATCGTAAACCGCACCTGTCTCGAACTGCGCGTCTTGAAATGTGTACTGCGGGCGGACGTTCAACCTACGTCTGAGTTGCTCGATGTCCTCCGATGTATTCATTTTCCCCTCCCAAATCAGGCGGCTCGATCCGTCGCGATTCCAAGCCCTGCAGAGCACCCACCGATGGTCCCGCTGCCTGTCAATCGTGATGGCGCGGAGCACCGGAGAGAGTCGGCTCTCGAATTGTTCAAGGTCCCACGGCTCTCCGTTTTCGTATTCCGTTTTGCAATACCCGGCCCCGCCGAGTGACACCTCGGGCGCCGTCTCTTCCTCCCGCCAGAATTCCGCCAAGCGCTTGGTTTTGAAAATCTTTAATGGCTCCTGATCCCCGAGCGAAAGCGCCTTCTGGGCTCGCGTCCATCCTAGCGCGAGGTCCCCCCACTTCTCGTGAAATAGCGCCACCGCTGGCGCGTGCCATCCGTGGTGTCCCGGAAGGCCTCCGGGATTTGTGACGACATAGCGAGACGCAATCGAGAGCCCGCGGCGGACATCCGGTTTGTCCTCATATCGAGTCTGGCAAAGCGGGCATTCGTAAACCGCAGACTGCGCAAGAGCGGCCTCGTCGATCAATCCGTTGTCGCCGGTTGTCACCTCGTACTTGAGGTTCTTGAAATCCCATCGCGACGTCTCTCCGCACGTCGGGCACACCATCGAAAACTCCCGCCGGTCAGATCGCATCCACGCCGCGAACAGTTCTGAATCCC